GGCAAGTGGACTCCATCCTGGGCACAGAATCAGACCGGGGAACAGGCGTCCATTGAGTGCGACCCAACGTATGGCGTCGGTGCGACGATGCCGATTGCTTGGGACTCCACGTACCTCGGTTATTACAACGCGATGGTCACTGCGCTGGAAGCGCATCTCGCAGCGGTCCCATGCACCACTGGACCCTATTGCGTCGGCGGGTTTACCAATGTGCTGCCGTGGATAAAAATCGTTCACATGAGTGGCATCAATTCGGCAACCGCCGAGTTGTACATCGAAAGCGGCAGCAACGTCTGCACCAACAGCTCATTGCCTTTCACAACTGCGTGGCAACAGGCGGGGTTTACGCCAGCGAATGTCAAGGCGGCGTTCAACTCCATTCTTGCAAATTACAATTCGGTGTTCCCCTCGACTACCATCTTGGGCATTGATATTATCTACGCAGGCGCGTTCCCGGCTGTTAACGACAATGGCGCTCAATATACCTATTGGCCCTCATCGGATGATTTCGTAACGAGCCAAATTTTATCGGCGCTCGTCACCAACGCGACCTACTCCCCTAGAAAATTCATGGTGCAGTGGAATGCCATGTCGAACATTCCGCCCCCGACAGGTCAGCCATCCATCACGATCAAGCAAGCGGCGGCGACCTACAATAACTTCTACATGGGTGGTCAGTCGAATGCACGCTTGAATTTGAGCGGTGGCGGTGCCGATTGCAGCTACGGTGCATCCGCCTTAAGTAGTTGGGTGGGATCTGGGCAAACAACGCTGAACTTGACTCAGGTTCGGGGGCCACAGGTTAACGGCAATCAGACCGTTATCGCCGGATCTACGGCAGCTGGATCTAATCTACCGGGAACTACTGTCGTTGGTGGTTACACCCCCACCGAGCCGTTCACCGGAACGGTAACTTTTTCTAGTGGAGGAACCATAGGTTCAGCCACCAACGCGCTCATTACTTTTACCAAAGTTTCACCCTGTGACGGTACGATCACCGGGACTGCGCAGGGTGACTTCAATCAAATGATTGCATCGGCGGCATCACTAGGAGTGCGGACGTTTGAGTATTTCGGGCAAGACATTGCGCGGGTGCAGGCGGCGGTGGCCGCTGGTGTCTTGTTGCCACACTAGCGCGGCTTAAACTTTTTCAAATCGGAGCTATAAATGCCTACCAACCTCGGCCTCTCAGTCAGCGACGTCGTGAACGTGGCGGTGTCCCTGACGCCGACCGCCGCCGCGCAGCGCAACTTCGGTTCGCTCATCATCATCGGCGACTCGGGCGTGATCGACACCACCACCCGCTACCGGCAGTATTCGTCCCTCGCCTCCGTGGCTGGGGACTTTTCAAACGTATCTCCCGAGTACCTGGCGGCGGCCATCGCGTTCGGCCAGAATCCGCAGCTCTCGCAAATCTACATCGGCTCGTGGGCGCGAACCGCTACCCCGGCGCGTCTCACCGGAGCGCCGCTCACCGCCGCGCAGCAGGCGATTGCCAACTGGACCGTCATCACCAGCGGCGGCATCAACCTCATTATCAATACGGTTCCTTACAACCTCACCGGCTTGAACTTCGCGGGCGTCACCAGCATGCCGGGGGTCGCGGCGATCTTGCAAACGGCGCTAGCAGCAGCGAGCGTGACGGTGGTGTGGAATTCGGTCTACAACAACTTCCAGATCAACACCACAGCCACCGGCACGGCGGCAACGATCTCCTTCGCGGCACTCGGGGCGGGTACCGACATATCGGTACAGACCGGCCTCAGCGCCACCAACAGCGGAGCGTTCGTAGTCCAAGGCATCGCCGCCGAGACTCCGCTCGCATGCATCACGGCGCTTGCTCAGTTGACCAACAATTGGTACGGCGCAATGTTCGCGGCCTCGGTAATGCCAGCGGATGCGGACTACGTGGCGTGCGCGGGGTTCATCCAGGGCGCAGCCCCGGTGCGCATCTTCGGCGTCACTACGCAAGAGGCGGCGGCGCTCATCGCCAACAATTCTACCGACGCAGCCTCGCAGATTCAGGCGCTCGGCTACTCTCGCACCTTCGTCATGTACTCAGCCAGTTCGCCCTATGCGTGCGCGGCGATATTCGGTGATGCGTTCACCGTCAACTTCAACGGCTCCAATACGCTGTACACCTTGAAGTTTGATACTGTGATCGGGTTGGTCGGCGAGACGTTGACCGAGTCCCAAGCGTCAGCGCTCAATGCCAAGAACTGTAATGTCTACGTCTACTACAGCATCTCGTCCGGCACCGGAGCGCCCATCGCGATCTTGCAGCAAGGCACGATGGCCAACGGCACGTTCTTCGACGTGATCCACGGCACCGACTGGCTGCAGAACGCCATCCAGACGGCGGTCTTCAACCAGCTCGTCACCGCCAAGACCAAGGTGCCGCAGACCGACGCGGGGGTGACCTCGATCATCAACACCATCACCGGTCAATTGCAGCAGGCCGTGACCAACAATTTGGTCGCGCCCGGAGTGTGGAACGGCCCACCTGTCGGGGCAATCATCACCGGGCAAACGCTGAGCCTCGGGTACTACATCTACGCGCCGCCCGTCTCAACGCAATCTCAGGCAGCTCGAGCAGCTCGGCAATCCCCGGTCATCCAAGCGTGCATCAAGCTCGCTGGCGCGATCCACAGCGTGTCGGTCGTGCTTTCGGTCAACTCGTAATTAGGAGCATTCTTCAATGGCCAACACGTACAGTTTCAAAGACGTCGCCGCGTCGCTTGCCGGTCCCACCGGTTCCGCGAACCTGGGGTTCGGGGCGGCCATCGCCGAGGAGGGCATCTCCATCGACATGACGGGCGACAAGAACACGATGCACATCGGTGCAGACGGCACTCCCATGCACTCGCTGCACGCCGACAAGTCCGGCACCGTGGTGATTCGGGTGCTAAAGACCTCGCCAATCAATTCAATCTTGCAGACCATGTATGACAATCAGCAGATCAGTTCAACGCTATGGGGACAGAACCTGATCATAGTCCGCGAGAATCAATCCGGTGACGTCACTACGGCGCAGTTCTGCGCATTCAAGAAAAAGCCAAACATCAAGTACGCCAAAGAAGCCGACGTGCTGGATTGGGAGTTTCACGCGGGCACCATCGACACGGTGCTTGGGGTCTACTAGCACTTTCAATTTGATGGGGAAATAAAATGATTGAATTTGAAATCGACGGCAAGCAGTTTCGTGCCGACAAGTTATCCGCTATAGCGCAGTTCCACGTGTCCAGAAAGATTGCCCCGCTTATACCACCGCTACTGCCTATCTTCTCTCAGATCGCCAAGGACCAGAAAAAGAACATCAGCATTCAAGATGACTTCGCTGCCATCGGGCCACTGCTTCAGCCGTTCGCCGACGGCCTGGCGGCCCTAAGCGACGAAGCTTCTGAGTTCGTGTTCGACAAGTGCCTGTCGGTCATCTGGTACAACTACAACGGAAATTGGATCAAGCTTTGGAACTCTGCCGCCAAGGTAGCTATGGTGGACAACCTCAACGATGTGTCATTGATGCTGCGCCTGGTGGTGCGCGTTATCACGGACTCCTTATCGTCTTTTATGAACGGGTTCCTTACGAACGCAGGGGAGCCAGTAGCGGTGTCGCGTTCCGAAGTCTTCCCGGAGGCGAAGACTGGCTGATGCATCCCGTTGCCGAGGGAATGATTCTCGGTGAGTCATTGTTTAACGGCGCGGTAGATTTAGCCTTTGTTGCATTGTGCAATGACGTGTTGGCGGTCCGCTCTGACAATGAGGAAATAATGCATAAGCTAAGAGAAAAAGACCGTGGCTGATAGCACCACCATCAAGGAATTTTTAGTCGTATTGGGTTTTAAGACCGATGAAACCGCAATGCAGAAATTCCAGGGTGGCATCGAACGCGTTACGCTGGCCGTAGGAATTCTCGGTGCGGCGGTCCAGGCGACGGCGATTGCGGTGGCCATTGGTGTAGAGCGTTTTGCATCTAATTTAGAGCAACTATACTATGCCGCGCAACGCACCGGCTCTAGCGCTGATCAACTTAAAGCCTTCGGCTTAGCCTCGCGCAACTTCGGTTCCTCTATTGAAGAAGCGATGTCTTCCGCCGAAAGTCTTGCCGCCTTTATGCGCAAGAATCCTGGCGGACAAGCGTGGTTGTCCGGATGGCTCAAGCAGGTAGGGATAGATGCCAAGTCATTGCATGGCGAGGTAGATTGGCTCAAGGCATTGGGCAAGCTATTTACCTCGCAGAAAAACAAAGGCCAGATGTTCATGGCCGAGCAGCTCGCGGGCCAGCTTGGAATATCCGAGCATCAGTTGATTGCCATGACGACTCCTGGGTTCGACAAAGAACTGGACGAGCAGGAAAAGCGGCGCAAAGGCTGGGAAGGAACGGCTAAAGCAGCGCATCAATTCATGATTCAGTGGGAGGACTTCAAAATGTCCTTCCAACAATCGATGCTGGGATTCATGGGTCCGGCAATGGGCGCTCTCGAAAAGCTAATGAAGCAATTCGGCGCGTTCATGAAGCATCACGGCAAGCAGGTCATCAAGGATTTGACCATTGCCTTTGAGCTATTGCTAAAAGGCTTTGGAAATTTGCTCGATTGGTTGGACGCGCACGGCAATGAAATACAAGAAAAAATAGAGGGGGCAATCGGCCAAGTTAAAAAATCCTATGAGCAGATCAAGCCCGTGTTGGATTGGCTGCTCGCCAAATTCGAGGAGCTAGACAAGGCGACCAACGGATGGGCTTCGACGCTGCTCACAGTAGCGGCGGCGCTCAAGCTGATCGGGGCTGGCGGCCTTGTTACAGGGTTGGCCGGACTTGCCGGTGGACTTGCCAAGGCGCTCGGGGGTCTTGCGCTTGGGGGTGCTGAAATGGCCGTTGCGGGGGCTACCTTCGGCACGGCGGCGGCGGGTGCGTTGCTTTTGGCGGCGGGCGGGATCGGGTACGTCATCGGGCAGGCGATCTATAATTTCCTGCCAGACTCCGTAAGGAACACGATAGGAAAGTTTGTTGACGAACTCATCAACCCCGAAGATCAGGTTGAACATAAAAAAAGATTGGCAATAGAGAAATACGCTCCTCAAATAGTGGCCGGACCAAGGTTCAGCACCATGCCGGGAGCCAGCCCGATTATCCACGTCACCACTACCGTGAATGTCGGCGGCGGCAGCAGCTCGTCAGCGCAGCATATTGCATCAGAGGCCGAGAAGGCGATCCGAGCGGCAGTCAGTGAAGTGATTCGTGAAGCTGGGGTGGCATTGCAATGAGTGCGGTACTCGGTGGCATCCTTGCAAATACTATCGGTGAAATTATTACCGTCATTCCCAAGGGGCAGATCGGCGCAATTGCAGTACAGGCGACTCTCGAGGAAACATACCACGACTTAGTCCACGTCACGGATCATCCTGTGGAGGCGGG